CCCTTATTTTTCTTTTAATTTTTGCTGGATATGGAAGTTTATCTAATACAATAGCAATTGGTGCATCTGCTTCGTTGGCAACAATTCCTTCGTTTACGATATCTTCAATTGCTGAATCGCATTCTGTTTGTTGAGAGATATCACGATATCTCCGTATTAAATCTATATCAGTCCGTTCTCGACCATCAGTGTCTAGGATTTGCCCCCAAAAACCACCGCCGGCAACATCTAATGTGCCATCATCAGGTGTCGGGGAAGTGAATGTTGCTTCACTCCCCTGATCCTTAACTCGTTCTAAACGGAACCCAAAAAGTTCTGCCATAATGTCTCCTAATTGCTACTATTTAGTAGATTAAAATTAGAAGTTTACAGCAGATGCTTCAAAGTGTTGATATCTCCACGTAACTTCAAATTCTTCAATCGCATCTGCTGTATCAGAAGTTAATTCAACAGCTGCAATTGTAGTTGGCCAAGCACTTCTAAAAATATAAGTTTTTAGAACTGTATCATCCCTATCCAACTGTTCTACAGTCAAATCTGTTTGATAATCAGCAGGAGCAACAACACCTGTATTGTCGGCAAGATCGTTAATACCATTAGACCATCTTTCCATTGAGTTACGAACCATAAAGTCCGTATCATTCAAGAAAGTAGTAGTCCAAGTATCATCAAATGTACGATCACCAGCAATATAGATATTTCTTCCTCTAAAGGGTACAGTAATTTCTCCTATAGATTGTGCTGGAAGATTAGAAGACCTTACTAGGAAAGATGTTCTACGAACATCTAAACCAATAGCAATGCCAGGTGGAGGTGTTATAGTAACCCTAAATTGGTTTGCCCTTGCACCACCACCGATTAGATTTGCTTTGAAATCATCTATGTTAGCCATGGTTAACCTCCTACCTCACTAAATGCAACACCAGTTCTGGTTGCAATGAAGTTTAGGGTAATAAAGTTAATTGATCGAGCGGGTTTGATGTAAATATCACCAATAAACTCGTTACGGTCAATAACCTCACCTGTATTATTATTAGCATCACAGACTACCTTAAAGTCAAAGATGCCTCGTCTTCCTTGTACATCCCTCAAGAAAGGTTCTACCATATTTCTAAACTGTGCTCTTGTGAACTCATCATTGAATTCAAAGAGTTGGTATTTAGAAGCAATGGCAATTGCTTTCTCAAGAACCAAGAACAACCTACGCACGTTAATTCGATCAAATGCACTAGGTTTAGTTTGTGCTGTTTTATCACCAAAGAGTAAAACTCCTTGACCTGGAAAATTAACCACAGGATTTATTCTTGCACGATAAAGTTGATCTCTCTCACTATTCTTTGGATTATAAGCAAGTTTAATTGCACTTCTTATATATCCTCGGTTAAATCCAGCAGGAGAATACCAAGGATCGGCAACCTTATCTGCATTAGCACATAATCCTGCCATATCACCATTCAATGGCACAAAACGATATACGTCATTATATTTGTCGTACATATATTTGTATCCACTATCAAATACGATATAAGAAGATGAAGGTATTGTATTAAAACCATCAATAATATTAGCAGTTTGTGTAACTGAACTTGATACATTTACACATGAAGCACGATACGGAGAAATAAATCCTACACAATCCTTACGAGATTCGCAAAGATCAAGGATCATTGTTCCATGAGTATCCATTCCAGCTTCTGTATCTGCAACACCAGAACTTGGTCCAGCAAGAACCAGATTTATATCGATGTTTTCTGTATCATCAAAAAGGTCATACCCTTTCAATAATTCACCAGCAGTTACAGAATAATCATCTGTTCCACCAGTAAGAGTACCATCATCTACAGGAATTACATTTGTATATGCGGCTGTTACATCGGTTCCCCAATTCGAACCAGCAGATAGATGATCTGTCCAGTAAATCCAATTAGATTGCCTAAAAATAACATCTGGATAGTAATTATTACCACCTTGCGCTGTTTTCGCAATCGGGTTCTTCGACAGATTTGCAAATGTTTCTATTACTGCACTTGTCCTTGACCCTGCAACTTGTTTATCATAACCAGTAATATCACCAGTAGAATCATAAACTACTACGTGAAGTTCGTCACCAGTACCACGACCATTTTGTTTCGACCAATCAGATTGTCCAGGCGCACTATCAAATAAATCATAGAATGCCCAACGTCTGCGAATAAAACTATCATCGGGAATTGCAACTTTTAACCCCTGACCATTAACATCATCTAAAAGACGAATTGATAAGGAATTGGTTGAAATTGCAGTAACCTCATATTCATTACCTTCATCACCAGTGATGTGTGCAAAAGCAGTGACATCAGAAGATGAATCGGCAGATGAGAATGAAATTATATCACCCACGTTGAAAGCATAGTTAGATTTATCAGCATCGTCCACAGTGATGTCTGTATCACCTATGGCGGAACCAGAATCATCAACTAGATTTTGTGTTCCCATATGCTGTTCATAAGCAGTTGCACTGGGACAAATAGTAACACCAAGGGAATTACCATGCGTACCAGCAGTACGAGCAGCCCATTCACCGTGAGAACCCTGACCAGTATTAAATGAACCTTCGTAATGTTCATCGTCTCTGATAAGGATACCACTATTAGCACCAGCATTAAGTATACCTGATTCGGCACGAACAATTTTTAACTGATCGGAGTATTGTAAAAAATTAGATGCAGTAAACCACCATTCAAAATTTGAAGATTGTGGTTCACCGAAAATTTGTACCAATTCCTGTTCACTGCCGATAGTAGTAATCGAACTAACTGGTCCCTTTTCAGCGGGCATTACAATCGCACCGACTGTAGTAGCAACTGATGGAACTACGTTAGTAAGATCAATCTCTCGTACATGAACACCAGGAGAAGATAGAAAAGACATATTTTTACCCCTTTGTTTTTAAGAGTTTTTCTTATTGTTCACTGATATTTATAAAAAATCAATTTCTAAACACTTTTTTATATGTGTTATAACATATAAATAAAAGCATGGTAAATGCACATTATGAAAAATATAAAGAAACTATTAAAAAAGTATCTCGTAGAAATTATCGAAAAAGGTTAGTTTTGTTAAATGAATTTCTAGGAGAAAAGTGTTGTCGGCACTGTGGAGAGAGTGAAACTGTATGTTTAAAGTTTTACCCTCATAATTCAGAGATACGTAAAATAACGAAACGAGTCGGGACTAGTGACAAGTCCAGACAAGAAATTTTTAATCTTATGAACAAATCTCATATTCTCTGCTCCAATTGTTGGATTAAACTAGATAATGATCTGATTGAGTTTATTTAATACCATTCTTCCTTATAATGGTGGAAAAAATCTCTCCAATCGTATTTATGAATATTATCTTTTGTTAGTATAGTACCATCATCCAATATACCCCAAACTCTGTACTGGTAATTCTCAATATGTTCTCCCTCTCTAGAAAAATTCTTACCTTTGATTCTATTAGATAGTATCTGTCCTCTGATAAGTCCGTTTTGTTTACCCTTCTTGTATGAAAACTCTTTATCCTTGGTAAACTTGTAAATATGATCTCTTAGGGGCATTTTACATTTTAAATAAATTTCATCTGGTGGATCTATATTATCAGGGATGTGTGGCCATATCAAACCTTCGCCTGGACCTTTAAGATGTTCATTGACTACCCACTTCTCAATCGTTGGTTGACAATACATAGGCATATGGTTATCCATGTCCATTTTATCACCCTCCCATTCTAAAAGAAATCTGAAAGATAATGCAGCCCATCTATATTCTCTTATGCGCTCCCAAATTAACCATACTTTTTCTTCGGTTGATAATTCTTTATTGAATTGTTGGTAGTAAAATCTACTTTTACCAAACCCTATAGCACCAAAAATAATATCTGCCTCTCCACATGCAGAATATACATGTTTATCTGGTGATGCTTCTCTGAATACGTGGGAATCTTCGTTAATAGTATGATCTAAATGTTTAACAACTTTATCATAATACTCTGGATATTCCGTACTATGTCCTATAATAACGTGTAATTGTTTAGGACATACCTCATTTAATGCAATGAGAGCTGCCGTAGAATCTATACCACCAGACCAAAAAAAGTCAATAGTTTTTCCTTTAGATGCAAGTCTTTCAGCAGATGCAATAAGACAATCAGTAACATCTAGATTTTCTACTTCTGGGTAATACTTGTGTTCCTGCCAAGGAAGATGTGCAGTAGAGGTATTAAAGGTATATTGTTCTTTAGTTTTTCGATTAAGAACTTGACCAAAATCATAACCAGTTTTAAAAAGGGCAATCCTTTCCCTTCTCCAATCTTGCCATAAATGTCTTACTTCTGGATGATCTTTGAGAAAAATTGGTTTATCTTGAAATTTATCGTATGCTTCAGTTCCAGACATTGAATGTTTTAAATATTTTAAAGGAACACCAAAATGAGAATAACTTTTCTTTCTCATATACCGTATAAAAGAACGACTCCAAAAAACTACAGATTTACCAATCCGACTCATAACTTCTCACAATAGGACTCCACTTAGTGCCATACTCATCAACCATTTGACCTATATTCTCATCTTCTAATCCAGTAACAATAAATCCAAAAGGTGCCATATCCTGTTCCATTGCTTCCTGATTTTCCTTAATCATCTGCATTCTGACATCCATATCAGTCAATTCCTTAAAATATGTCTGATCTGTTGCCCATGCAAATAAGAAACCACATGACACAAGATCATCATTACAACCTTCATCTGCTTCCCATGATGCCCCTTTAACTATAAAGGTAGACAATTCATTAACCATATCATAGTCTTCTACAATTAATTTATCATCTTCTATTAACTGTTTAAGGTTAGAACAACCTACTTTCTTTACTGCTTTAGTTGTCCTTACCCCTAATTGTGCTCTACCACCTGAGAAACCACCACCCATAACTTGACCTGATCTTCCTCTCATAGATGCCATAACCAAGTTATCATACTCCAAATCAAACTGCATAGCAGTAGCAACTCCCTCTCCTACATCATTTATCTCTATAAGAACATATGCCTGATTATATACTCTTGCCATATCATATATCTTTTGAGGAAATATATGAGGTTTTATTTCATTATCTCTAAACTTAGCAGCGATTGTATACGGCATTTGAGTAATATCAAATACTATAAATGCAGAATAATCGTTAGATGTACCTCTTGACACATCGGCAGAAATAAAGTATGTATGTTCTTCTTTTGGTCTTACATAAATATCCAATCCAGCTCTAGATTGGATTGGGTCTTTGTATGCTAAAACTTTTAATTTCCTTGCAGAGATAAGTGTATCAATAGAACCAAGAAACTCACAACCAAACTCAGTGTTAAATTGTTGTTCACTTGTATTCTTTATGGTTTCTTCTTTCCACTTTTCATCACGTCCTGGAACTTCGGACCAATGAACTTCAATTGGTTTATAAGAATTTCTTTTATTTTCTGCATCAGTCCACATCTTGTAAAACATATTCATACCATGAGGGGTTGATACTATCATGACTTTGGAAGTTT